ATTGAACATTGGTACTACCAAGGCTTGCCGCTGGAACAAAGGCGACATTGCTTGCTGTTTGTGCGGTGTAAGTGCTAGAAACATCAATCTCCAGCCAATCACTGCCTGTTGAAAGAAGTAGATCAGGTGGAGCAAGTGCAACAGTGGGCGCAGGAGTTGTACCAGTGCCTGGCTCAGAAACAACAAGGTAATAATTTGAGTTGTTATTACTTGCAGATGGCAAGGCAGCTCCAACACTTAAGCCGATTGCTGTGCCTTCAGCCGTTACGCTGGCAACTTGGTTCGTGCTTGCGTCATACGTACCAGCAAGAACAATGGCACCTGCAGAGATGCCGATTGATTGCCAGACGTTGCCGTCCCACATGAAGAAGTTCTTATCCAGCGGATTAAAGAACATCTGACCAATGAAGTCTGCAACTGGCAGCGTTTCACCGATCTGTGCGGTTGATTTGTTGGCAAGTTTTGCTGCTGTAATTGCATCGTCCGCAATCAGAGCAGTTGCAAATGTTCCAGAGGTAATCTTGCTAGCGTTTAGCTCGGGAATATCTCCCGGCAAAAGCGCTACGGCTCCTGAAATATGACCCTGATTGTCGAACGTAATTCCGCTAACGGTTGCACCAGTGACGCTGTTGATGTGATTAAGCGTTCCAGTGGTGACGCTTAGGCCAGTGCCCGGAATAATTGCACCCTTATCAGTTGCAGTGGCGTCTGGCAGATCTGCTGCAACCAGACTGCGAAAGGTTGGGGTGGCGTCTGATCCAGTGGTTGGTCCGGCAAAAACGCTGTTGGCGACCTGAGTGTCAAGCGTGATTGTTAGATCAGCGCTGAAGTTATCTGGTTTGGTGACTGCAATAGAAAGTGGGGTACTTTCTGTGACGGTGATCGTTTGGACTCCCGCTTCTTGGGACCAAACTGTTCCATCCCAAACATACGCAAGCCCGTTACTGGTGTCGTACCAGCCTTGGCCAATAAATGCACCACTGCCAGATGGAGCGGAGCTTGAAACAATTGAAGTTGATTGATCGCCAAGCTTGCTTGCGTTTACTGCTGCATCGTTGATCTTTGCAGTTGTGACTGCGCCTACACTAAGATTGGCCTGCGAGACAATGTCATTTGCCAGGGTTGTGGCAAAGGATCCCGTGCCAGTGCCTGTTACAGCACCGGTCAGCGTGATTGTCTGATCGCCGGTATTAGTGCCGCTGCTGGTTCCTGCAAACGATGATCCGTTTGTCCATGTACCAGTGGCAAGGGCAATGTTGCCCAAACCAAGGATGGAACGTTGTGTTGCTACGTCTGCCCCGGCAATCAGCGTTCTGCCCGCTTCAGTACAGGTAATTTCTTCAACGGTTCCGCCGCCAGCACTGATCCGACCCAAGACAACATCACTTGTAGATGTGTCTTGGATAATCTCGTAGGTAACAGCGTCAGAAGCAAGTTCCGTCGTACCGACAACACCGGCAGAAATAGTTGTGACAAACGAACCAGTGCCGGAACCAGTTACATCGCCCGTAAGCGTGATGGTTTGGTCGCCAGTGTTTGTGCCGCTGGTGGTGCCGGAGTGCGTACCAGAAAACGTACCATCTTGGGTCGCAAGTGTTCCAAGGCCAAGAGTGGTGCGCTGGTCCTCAACTGTTACATCGTCAATAATCGCACGACCGGCAGCGGTGCAAGTAATCTCTTCAAGGTCGCCCGCTCCAGGAGTGACGCGACCGATAATAATGTCGCCGGTTGACGTGTTCTGAAGTTTTGCGTAGGTGACCGCGTTATCCGCAATCTTGGCTGTTGTTACGGCGCTGGTATCTAATTGGTCTGCAGCAATCCCGTTGTTAGCAATCAGATTTCCGGCAAGCTCGCCCGCATTTAGGTTCAGCTTCCCAACAGTGACTGATGCCTCTCCAAGGTCTGCTGTGACGATGGTGAGGTCGGAAATCTCACTGCTGGTAATAGTGTCTAAAGTTGCAAGTGACCCCAACCCAAGGGTTGCCCGACCTGCTGCCGCATCAGCATCATCTAGAAGTGATCGCCCAAAAGGAGTGAGGTTATATGCAGCGTATGTATCCGCGCCAGTGAGATAAATACTTTGGTCTGCTTCTGTGGTCAAGCCCGCAATGGATTGCAGACCAGCGTCATAAGCCTGGACGTCTGCTCCAATCTCTAGGCCAAGATTGGTGCGGGCATCAATGGCTTCTGATGCACCGGTGCCGCCGTCTTCAATGGCAAGGTCTGTAATACCAGTGATCGTTCCACTGGTAATGGTGACTCCACTCAGCGTTGGGCTTGTGGAGTTCTGAGTGGCGATGGTGCCTAGCCCAAGCGTGGTGCGCTGGGCGCTTGCATCTGCATCGTCAAGAAGTGCGCGACCTGCTGCAGTACAAGTAATCTCTTCAACGACACCACTGCCAGCAGTGCTACGTCCCAGCAGGCGGTCAGTTGCCGTGACGTTTTGAATTTTTGCGTAGGTGATTGCATCGTCTGCAATCGCCGCTGTTCCGAGTTTTGTTGTACTATTCTGGTCGAGCTTGGTTAGATCAATCGTTCCAGTGGCAATTAGGTCGACGCCAGCAGAAACAAGGTTTTTGGCAGTGACCTTTTTGGTCTCTGAACCGCTGATGTCTACGATCGCGAGAACATCAGATTCAGCAACGCCTGCCTCGGAAAGCTCGACAAGCTGTGTAATGCGCTGGTCAGCCAAGGCCCTACTCCTGCGTCAGGAACGTGTATAGACCTAGTTTAGTCAGTCACTTCTTTAAGCAGGAAATCAACGGACTGGTCAAGCTCGATGCGATCTGTATCTTCCTTGAGGATGTATTCACCAGGGCGTCCGAAGATCAACCGTAAATCACCAGTGGTTACAAAGTCAACAGTCGCTGTAATCACCCCGTCGCTGGGAACGGTTATGCCGACAGAAGTTATAAGAGCTGTAATTTGATAAAAAATGGTCTGTGTTTCGGGAGTAATTTCGGAGTCAACTAGGTACAACTGCGCGTCAAAACTCGCCCCAACGTCCAAGCGCTGGATCGTCTGCATCACCGTAAGCGGTGGCTCTATGACTCCATTTGCTGTGTAATCAAATGCGCAATCAATACGACCTGAGCCACTTAAGAGCCCTGCGTTGTATTGATTTCTGAATTTGTCGGCTAAAGCCGTTACGTCAATTGCTTCGCGTGATGCGTTGAACTCAAATGAAGTAACGTTCCCAAGGCTATTAGCGCTCGCGTCTCTAATTCGAACTGCTACGTCTAAGGGATCGCCTGTAAAAGCCTGAAGACTGATCTCAGCACTTCGGTCGTTATTAACAGCAGCCGCAAAGGTGGGAAAAAGACGTAGACCGCCTGCCTCGTTGATCTGAACAAAGCAGCTAAAACCGTTCTCAATTGTATTACTAGACCAATTAGATGCGGGAATGAACGCCAGTCCGCTTGCGCTGCTCGTGGAGATGTCAATGCGATCCCCGGTGATGATATTATCTAACGACCCATCAAAACTAACCCTATTTAAAGTTAAGGCAATATCATCGGGGGATATTGACGAGGTAAGTACGGCAAGCTGTTTGTCCGGACCCCGCTGGAACGCGAACCTTCCGTGATTGCCTAAAAAGAAGGCCATTGCTACTAACCTAAATCAAGTAGACGGGACTTCGGTAAAGTCGCCGTCAACAGTGAAGGTGATTGGAACAGTGCTCAGCTCACCGGTACTGACAGTCACACCCAGAGACGTGATGTATCCGTAAAATTTGATGTCGTCTGCAGAGGCGGAACCAACATTAAGAACAAAAAAGGCTCGGTCACTGGTTTCAACTGACCCTTTCCGCAAGATGCCGGACTGATTCATGATCCATGAAGCGTCCCGATGGGTTGCCGGATCACTTGATTGCTTCCGGTAGTACAGCAGCGTTGCGCTACCCGTTGCTCCCTTAACCCCAGGAACAAACGTGTTCGCTGTGGTGTCAATCGTGTTAGTTGAAAGCAGTTCAACCGTGGACTCCAGCGACCAGTCGCGACACTTCATAATGATGTTTCCGGCGACTTCGATCGAACCAGTGCGCCCCGTAAAGAAACCGCTCATGACTGGGGAAGTAGGGACATAAGTAGTTCAAGTTTAGCGAACCGTAAATTTGGAGCTACGGAAATCGGCAATCTTTGCACTTAAGTCGCTGTTGCATGGGTATTCCATTGCTTTTACGGTGACTTCGCCTTCTTCGTCTAAAGCAACTTCTGTAATACGAAACACTCGCTTAGACGGCTTTGAGGTTCCCATTACAAACATCCAACCCTCATAACTTGCTAAAGAGGAAGCACGCATGCCCGAAACGGAAACAGAACTAACAGACTTTGTTTCTTGAGAACCGTGGTTATACAAAAGGAAACTATACTTTCCATTGCTGACTACATCGTGCAGTGGTGTACTTAACGCACCACCTGACATGACTTTTCCTGCGGAATATTTATCCCAAGACTCATTACCCACGTCTATGTAGACATAACTGCCGGGTTCAATAGGGTTGCTGGTTGGAAAAGTTTTAAATTCGACTCCGCGTAGCGTAAACATACGTTGGTTGACCAGAAGTTTGCCGATCATGATGGCCTGCTCTCTCTGTGTTACAAAAGAGCTGGCGTCAAAAACCTCTCTAGACTTTTCTTCTTCGGAGATGCCGTCGTTTTTACGTAAAACTTCAACCGTATTTTGCCTTGAAAAAACTGATCTACCGCTTTCGCCGGTAGCGGTTTCCATCTCGCGGTAAATAACTGTTGCGATCAAAGGTTGCGTACTCTGACCGTATTCCACAAACTCTTCCTTGTATGAGCCCTCAATAATATTCCCAGGCGTAAACAAAGCAGAAATTGTTACCGGTATGGGGCTGCCGTTACTTTTCGCAGCTTTGCCATCACTATTAACGGGAATTGCAGGTACGAGCGCTTCTTTACCGTTTTTACGCACCAGCTCTAAAAGGCTGAGTGGTGCTGTATTAGCCCAAAATTCTCGCCAAGAGGTTTGGTCGGCGATTACGCCGTCCATAAACAACTGAATAGTACCACTCTGGTCTTGCAGTGGTAAGCCGTTGTTTTTACAGAATTTTTTAGCCAAAACAATAGCGTCTTTATCCAAAACGTGACTACCTTTTGCGACGTAATTGCCCACACCATTTGTGGTGTCTAAAACAGTGTCTACAAAAATGTCTGGGGCGTAGCTGCTGCTTTGCTCAGGGTTGTAACGTTGAAATGTATCTGCGTTATAACAACGTTTGCCCTGCGTAACAAAGGTGGTTACATTCCGCAAATCTTGAACACCTTTGCCAGCCCTGATAATTAGAGCCATCGTGGAAAGCCTGCTGTACTTTGCGCCTTCTGCATTGTCCGTTCCAGTAAGCTGTTGTTCTGCTACTGCAGTGATGGCAAACTCAGGGCCTTGCTCGAAGCTGAACTGAATTTGGGTATCGGTAGTGTTAGAAAACATGTCATACTCAAATGTATTGGCCGGGCCTCGGGTTGACATACCTTTTAAAAAACCTTCTTTATCAATTCCGGATATCTCTTCGCCGTAGAAACTCATGTGGTTAGAGTTATGCTTCGCCGTAACCTCAGCACCTTCTCCGGTTATGTAGCCGATTTTAGTAGTATTCGTTTCTTCGTAATAGGACATAGCATCATGTATTGACTCAAATTTAAACTGCCAACGCACTCTGTTTTCTAAAATCTTGCTGTTTTTAGGCTCGAAGTAAAGACCAAGGTACGCGTCTGATTCTGAACCGCGCCTTACGGCAAACAGCATGGGAAACTCGTTGTAGGTGGCTTCTCCGACTTCTTTGTATTTGATTCTGAAGAATGCGACTCTATCTCGTACACCGTTATCACCTGCTGAGTAGTCGTCCATCACCCGGTCTTCACCGTCGCCGTACTCTCGTTGACGACCGGAAATGCGTCTAAATAAACGCGCCTTGATAGAAAAGCGGACATTATCACAGGGTAAAACAGTTTCGTATGAAGCTGTTTCAGTTTTTACTAGGCACTTACTGAAAAAGCCCCTGTTTAAGCCTGAATACCCATACTGAATAAGCAGTTTTTCGTAGTTGTCTTTAACTCTTGTTAGGTCTTTAATTGCTTGCTTTTTTAAATCAATCAAAGGTCGCCAGGTATCTTCAAACGCTGAAACACCTGCTTGATCAACCAGTAGCTCGTTAAAGATTTTATTGTTTTGTAGGGACTCCTTTAAAGCTTCCAAACCTGCAACATAAGTGTTGTCTTTCTTTTGCCCGACACCTGGAACTGTTATAGAAGTCTTTTCACCAAAATCGATTACTTCGTATTCTCCGTTAGAGTCTATACTAACGCTTAATGAGTTTAACCAAGCAAGGTCGCCTACAGGTTGTCCGCTCCCTACATCGTAATTATGCAGTCTAATTTGCCTTACAAATATATCGTGAACTTTGTCTATTAACTTACGTTCTCTTTCCTGTATTTTACGTTCTGTCTCAATAATTTGCTGTTCTACGATGGCTATAGCCTCCTCGTTATCGACTTTATCGAACTTCAGTAGGTTGCGCCTAAACTGCCTTAAGTCTTTGCGCATTTGTTTTAATTTTGCGTCCTTGCTACCGCTAATTGAAAGTTGGACATTGTGTGCGAGAATTTGTGCTTTAGCATTTGCGCCAGCGGGCAGATCTGCAGGGTCGTCGTACACACCTGATCTTATGTCAGTAATAGTTTGCCTTAAGCCTTGGGCTTGCTTCCTAAGGAATCTTTTAAGTGCATCAGTTTCTATAACAGGCGGGGCAATAACTGTGTGATTGTTTAAGCGGTCTATGGTGGTTTGAAGAGAGCCGCGAGCGTTAAAGTTTCCGTATTTTTGCCTGCCAAAAATATCAAACCACTTGACGCCTTGGCCATCAAAAACAGAAAAATCAATGTCTACACCTAGTCCTTTTATTTTGATCTGCGTTCCAGCTTCTCCACTATCTGGTGCATCTACCCTGGTTAGTTGTTTTAGAGCTTGTTTGAACTCTTTAAGACTTGGTACATTGGGAGCCTGCTTGTCCGTTAATTCGTCATTTTTGGGATCAGTAAAAGGTTCGCGACCGCCTTCAATGCACTCCAAAGTAAAAGTAACATCACCTTTATTTACATCCCTGTTGTTACTAGCACTTACAATAATAAATTTAGCTGTACCAAACATGTAGGTACTGCCAAAGTTCATGCTCTCTATGTATTGACGTTTTAGGTTGTCTACCTGCTGTTCCGCTACAGCTTCTGCTTTTTCTGAATCATCATCGCTGTCTAGGTCATAACTGTCTTGGGCTTTTACAAACCTTAGAGTTATTTTCTGTTTTTTGGTAAAATTTTCACCGCTCCCAAACCAGTTAGTGGACTTTTGACCGTCGAATTTTACGCCATTAGAAACATCGATCAATCCGCCATCGGCTTCATCGCGACTGATCTGTCTGATGCCAACAGGAATAGGATCATACGGACCAAAAGCTGTTGATGTTGTCGGTGTGTAGGACTGACTAAAGCCGACAGCTCTATTAGGCGAACGTCTTAACTGTAAAATCCTGCAAACTTCGTCTTTTTTGCTTCCCTGTTGTATGCGCTCAGGCAGGTAACTAAGAGTTCCGGATTCAAGACCATTAAGTTTGGCCGGACCTTCTTTGGCGTAAAACATCCACGCCAAACCAGGATCAAAATCTTGGAGCGCAACTTGACCGAACGCCGTAAATTCAGGCTTAATTTCCAATATCCTAGATGCGCCCATTACAAACAGGAGCTGCATGAATTGGGCAGAACCATAACTTTCAATTGAAGACCAAACCAAAGATCCCCCTAAACGAATACCACCATTTAGGTTTCCGTTACTTTTGTTCGTGTTTGTATAAACTAAGTTAACCGGATCGCCGTAACTCGCAAGTTCTTGTGCTGAGTTAAACCCAAAGGTTGGCGCAAAGCGGGCTTCCCGTGACCGTTTCTGACTTTTTTGCTCTAAGTCAGGGATTTTTGGTTTCGGTGCTAACAGCGCTGCACCAACTTGGAACAATACACCGACAACAGTCAGGACAATGGCAACCGTGCCAGCCTCGTTACGGACGTCTAGTGCTGTGCCGACCTTGTTGTCGTTATACTCTTGCTGGATCGCGACAAACGCTAAATACTCTTCCTTGGTGATTCCAAGAGCATCGATCAGTTGGTGCTCGTAGGGAAGAAGCTTGCGGTCCATCAATCAGTCAACCCAGAAATAGTAAGCAGACACACGCGCAGTTGGAACGCAGACAACACAGCCGCCAGGTGCAATACAGATAAGACCTTGGTCTGTCACTGTGCCTAGGGCTGCATTGTTTTGTTCCTTAAGCAGTGCAACAGCTCCAACTGTTGGCATTTTAAGCCTTTTGCCTTCTTTTAATAACCACCTAGCCATATTTCTGGGTTTTAAAGTGTCCGGACCGTACAGCCAGTAGGCCCAAGCATAATTTTCGGAATAGTCCGACAAGCCCAAACGAGAGCGGATTTCGCAAACAAGTTGGAAGCAATCAGTCTTGTTTCTGCCGTCTCGTGGATGTGCGCCCCAGCAATACTCTAAACCGATTAGGTCATTCACCGAAGACTGAGCTGGGATTCCAATGGAAGAATACCAACGGTCTCTCTAGAAAGCTGCCGAGCAGGCATATTCTGAGTAATACCGTCAATGGCAGATCTGAACCGTAGTTCTATGGTTTCATCACTAAAGGCTGCCCCGGTGCCGACAAAATAACCATCGTGACTGCCTGAGAGCACGACATCACTTGCATTCACAAAACGCGTAAACAGCTCTAAGCGGCTTTTTCTGTTGCCGTTACCCTGTTCGACAAGGCGTATGGCGTACTCCGTTGCAGGTAGAAGAATTTGGAGTTGCTCATTATCCGCGTTAAGGCTAGACACACCACCATCGACTTGAAAAGGCACAAAACTATAGGTTTCTCCAGCAAAAGATTTGTTCTGTTTGATGAAATAATTTTGGTAACGGTGCGTTTGATTGTTCGTTGTGCTCAGCTTTAGGAATTGACAAACGCGAATCTCGGTACTCATCAGGCGTCAAGCTCCCCGATAAACTTTACTTGTACTGTACTAATCCCCTTGCGTACTGAGGTAACGGTGGGAGCTTCAGCGTATCTCCAAGCAATGTCGGTTGGGCTATTGATATAGCTTTCTGTTTTATTGCCCATCCCTTGAAACACTCTGCCAGGAATGTTAAAGGACTCGAATG